AAGCGGCGGTGGAAGCGGCAGAGGATGGCAGCAAGACCTATCAGGTTGTTCTGACAGACAAGGAAGGAACTGAAAGTACGGTGTTCTTCAATGAAAAAGGTGAAATACTGAAATAATATATTTTGCATCTCTTTGAATAAAGAACATAAAAAAGGCGGGATTCACCAATCCTGCCTTTTTCAATACAAACTGCTTTGCTAGCAAGATGCCTTACAACATCCAAGCTTAATGAATCAAAAAATAAAAACACATTCAGTTATTTGTAATGACAAAGTTATAACAAATATTTTAAAGAAAAATCTTATGCATAAAAAATGCACAGAATAAACTATATACAGACAAACATTTAAAAAAATATTGTAATACAAAGGTCATTGGTACAAATCTTTCTGGAAGGACTGTTAGGAGTTAGCAGTAGTACTATATTTAAAGGAAAAGGGTATATCCAGTTAGAAACTGAAGACGATATTGATAAAGTGTATGAGCCTGGAGTATATGCAATAAAAGGCACTTCATACAATGATCAAACGCTTCTTGTCTTCAGTCATAACCTAGGACAGTCAACAGTACAATTTAGGACTAATAACTATGGTGGTTTTTTAGTGTTTAGAATAAAATGGTGGAATGGTGCTTGGGGAACCTGGAAGACGGTTTCTTTGACATAAAATTTATCTGTTTGCACTTCTGGAAGAACTGGTGTTTAAATATACATTAATATCCCTGCTGTCAGAACTGGATGGCTTGTTATGGAACAACACTTCTCCCGGCAGCATATATACTTTTAACTCCACATCGGACTATGACTCAAAAAAGCATCCGTTTGGAGCAGCAGGAACAGTAGAGGTCAAACGTTTTGGCGGCAGTTCCACTATTCAAATTCTCTATGACATCAACAATCATGTTTTTTTGCGGAGGAAAGTAGGGGAAGAAGCTTGGAACGCATGGACACAGGTATAATTGTACACCAAGAATCCCAAAAACTAATATTACCATTTACAGGAAACTGACATAGAGACAGTTTCCTGTATAGTATTTATGGATTATAAACTGATGATGTATAAACATACCATGGATTCCATACTCCACTTGTGCTTCTATATCTATGGTAAATCTTATTCCTAACAGAAAACATGACTTGAAATATTCCTCCTGATGGAGTCACTCCACATATAAGCATTCCATGATCATTAGGACCTACACCACTCGCATCAGGTTGTCCTAAAACGCATACTCCCCGCTCAATAAAACCATCTAAATTTTCATTTGTTGCTAACTTGTATCCACGATAAGGAAAACCAATCAGTTCTTCTAGGCATGAACCAATTGGAATTTTTCGTTAAAAAGATTTCCAATCAGTCCATAAGTTATCTGTATTTGAGTTTTTAACTCTATATTTAGCTCCTGTTGCATTATATAGTTTTTGTACGACCCCACCCGCACCATCGAAGGCATTAAATACGACCAAGGTTCCCCATACACCTTGTTTCGGCTTAACTTTATAAATCCCCATTTCTATTACAGTATCCAACGCACCCGTTTCGTCATAAGATGTTACGTTGACATCGCCTCTGAACATAAATGGAAATAGTTTCAAACTTGTGAATAGTCCTTCCAGTACTGAGGCATTGGCTTTCAACGCCTCACTTAATTCCATCTTTTCCATAATATTTTTTATTTACCAGTTTCCAAATTGTTTTTCTTATAATCCTGCCATGAGTCGGCGAGCTGCCCCACCGAAGCGGAAGTGTAGAGGTCAAGTATATGAATCTCGTCATCGGCAAGCTCCACAAGCTCGTTCCGATAGATCTTCTCCGCAAGCACGTGCGCCGGAAGACCGGGCACGTTCCTGTAAATGCCGTCAGCAATATCCTTACGGATATCCGCTATCACCATATCCTGTCTGTCTATCCCCGTGAACAGGGGAAATTTTGTAAAATCAACTTTCATAATATTCTTAATTAAATACTGTTATCCGCAATAAAACATAACCCAATAATTACCCATACATTTAACGAATCCGGACGCATAATCCAGATCAATGGAGGACATCTCTTTTCCTCCGGGGGCAGGCAGGATGCGCCCGCCTGTCAGTCTTACCCCGCCGCTCATACGTTTGAAGTATATGGTATGTCCCGGAACATCCGGAGGAAGTGTCACTTCTATATTACCCGTATTAATAAACATCACATTGTCATCATTGTTATTCAGGGAAGTGCTGTCGGATATGTTCCTCCAGTTCCCCACTATGCCATGAAGAGACACATAACTGTCATTGTTCGGATGAAGAAAAATGTTACCCCCCTCCACGAACAGAGGAATGCTCGGAGTCTTGATGTGCATCCCGATCATGGGATTCGGACTCTGTATGTCAATTCCGGCATCATACGCAATTCCTTCAATGGTGACAAACTGCGTGTTTCCCCCGATTTTCACACGTGCAAATGTCCTTTCGTTATAAAACTCAATTTGTCCGGCAGACAGATTGAAACCAACATAAGTATCTGTTGTATCCTTATAAAGAGTTTTTGAGGACAACATGCCGGAATCTATGGAAAACGGACCGATACGTCCGCTATCCGCCGTGATTTTTCCGCTGATGTCCACATTGACCGCCATGATACCGTCCGCATCAATCATGGACGCCTTGATCTTCTCGGTCAACAACAGCTTGGTGGCGATAAAAGTCCAGCTCTGTGCTACCTCCCAGTATTTTATTTTTCCCGAAGCCACATTCTGTTTGGGGTTTTCCGTCGAAACCGACGTATGCGAACGGATGCACAGGTACAGCAGGTTGTCATAAAGTACAATGTCGTAAAACTGCTGCCCTTGCTTGCCCTCCAGGTAAGACACAGACGCCCCCCATACACGCATACGCATGCGCGCTCCCTTATCTCCCTTGTCACCTTTTGGAGCAAAACTGACCTGTCCGGTTCTAGTCACCAACGGCATATCACCTCCTTATTCCTTGGTTGTGATGGTCCATGCCACGTTGCCTCCTGCCTGCTGGCACATGTCCCAAGTACACGTGCCGGAAGTGGCTGCTGTACCGGAAGTAGACGGGTTAAGGACTACTCCTGCACTGTCCATGAACACGAAATAGAAAGTCATGTCCTTGTACTTGGTGGTACTCCCACGCTTGACCAGAATGGGCTTATAGACCACCGTGTCACCACTTTCCCGGATGGTCTCGTCCTCGGGCGTGGGATTCAGGATCAAATCAAACGGATCGGACGCATCCATTACGGACTGCGTGTCCTGACCGATGAGCTTGCCGCCCTGGTACACCTCCACTCTGAACACACCTGTCGTGTCAACCATATCGTTGGTGACGGACAATGTCTGTGTGGTCTTTCCGCTCAGCACGCTCCACGCACCGTTGACCTGGTTGTACCACTTGTACGCCAGTCCGGTAGTGATCTCGTCACTGCCCATGCGCGCTACGGCTTTCAGAATGCAGCTCTGCCCTTTGTCCCGAAGGGTAAAATACTTGTTGTCACCGGCAATGATCGTCACATGCTTTTGGTTTCCGACCCCCTTGGTGATGGGGATGCTATAGACGAACTGGACGGTGTCGCTGGTATTCCCAACGGTCACGGTGGCTTCACCCTTGATGGTACAAGAGGCCGCTCCGCTCGCCTTGACCAGATTCTTGACGATCTGCAATCCGTAGTAATCCGTCGTACCGGGCTGGTAAGGGATAAACTTGAAATGTCCCGTCTCACCGCCAAACGTGTTGGTGGAAACATTGCCCGAGAACTTGATCTCGACATCATTGAAATACCATTTCATGGAGGAAGGAACCACCAGCCCTTCCGCCACCCGCGAAGAGGTGAGAATGAAGGACAAGACGGGCTTGAGCGAAGCGAAATCCGGTGCGATGTTCGTCGGCGCGGACGCTTCGCCCATATACTCCTGATACAGATCTCCCTGGTTACACTGGATGGCAGGCATGTATACGCCGCCCTTTTGCGAAAATATGACCTGTCCGGTCGCGCTGGCCAAACTCATGACGCTCCTCCTTCCCCGGTCGTTTCCGTACTATCCGTGCCTTCGGAGCTTTCGGTGTTGTCCTCCCCCCAAGAGGCAGGTGTGAATACTTCGACGGGATGGTCCGTACCGTCTATCTCTTCTTTCGCCGCCTGCGGGGTCAGGCAGATGCCGCCCGCTTCCCCGGTCGTTTCCGTACTATCCGTGCCTTCGGAGCTTTCGGTGTTGTCCTCCCCCCAAGAGGCAGGTGTGAATACTTCGACGGGTGTAATTTGCAAATTTTCTTGTGCCTTTTTTTAGAAAAGTTAAATATGCCACAGAATACACCAGTAACTAAGGCTTCATAAGTTCGTTTCTCGTTCCTGTTGTAGTCTTGAAAATCGTCTGCCTGTTTTCTAACCGGTAGCTACTGCCGGTGAACTTGATGACTTCACATCGATAAAGCAGCCTGTCAAGCAGAGCGCTGGCAAGGATTTCATCATTCAATGTTTCTACCCATTCTGTAGGTGCCTTGTTGGTTGTAATGATGATGGATGTCTTCTCATGTAGGGTGTTTATCAGGTTGAAGAAGGCAGTTGCTTCCTCTCTTTTCACAGGAAACAGCATGATATCATCTATTGCCAGCAGCTGTGCGCGCAGAACCTTGTTATAAGTCATCATGGCCGGAGTTGAGATGTCTTTAAGTCTGAGACAATTTACGATATCCTCCATTGTCATCAGGTATGCCTTGTAACCGGCCTTGACCGCATCAAAGACAAGACCGGCTGCCAGAAATGTCTTTCCGGTTCCTGATGGTCCCATCAGGATCAGGTTATAAGCTTCACGGAGCCATACCAGTTCACGAAGCTCCTTCATCTGTCGGCGGTCTATGCCCTCATAAAAATTGTAGTCGTATTCGTCAAGATCATGTTTTCGGGGCAGACGTGCCGCAACAAGGCGTCTCTCGTAGTCTTTCCTCTCTTTCATCTCAACTTCGGTGCCTAATACCAGGAACAGGAATTCCGGGTAGGTCGGTTTTTCTTCCTGTGCATGATGCAGAATGCTGTCCATGCGGTTTGCAATGTTGTAAAGCCGCAGACGTTTGGCGTGTGCTTTCAATTTTTCACTTTGTATCATTCAAAAAACTTGTTATATTGGTTTATATCTGTTTTTTCAGGATGACAGTCCGCTGTTTCCGGAATGGATGTCGGAGCTTGGAAAGTCATCCCGTTCATATTGTCCTTACTCCTGTGGATTGAGCCGGATATTTCCTGCACGGAAAGGCTGTTGTATATGTTCTTTTCCAGACAGGTCCGCAGGGCTGCTATCACTGTTTCTTTGCCGTATTCGGATATCACATGAAGCAGCAGTTTCATATTGTCCCTGTAATAGCGCGGCTTTTCCCTTTCCAGATTCCGGAGCCACAGAATAACGGTGGGGTCATCTTCCGTCCGCTTTCGGATCCGGACCTGCAAGTCATTCACGCTCCGTGTCTTGTCCTTATGATGTCTTTTGTCACATACATTTTTCCCTTTTCCGGGACACAACTCATGCCTGCATATGAGTTTACCGCTCTCTTTGTCGTACAGCTCGATATGTCCGTTATTCTCAAGAAGCCATACAACGGTGTTCCGATTTTTATAGGTGCCGGAGGGCACACTGTAGTAGTTGGTCCGGTACCGTACCGTATTGTCCTTGCGGACATGATACTCTTTCGGCTCGTCTTTGGGGGGCACCGGTTCTCCATAGTATGGCAACAGATATTTCCGTTCAATCTCAAATTCCTCAGCCGGAACCAGGCGTGTGGTTCCATGTATCTTGCCGTTTCCTGTTTTTTCCAGCCATTGCAGGACCTCGGTGTTAAGGACTTCCAGGCTGTTAAATGTCCGTCCGGCAAGAAAGTTACGCTTGACATATTTGACCACATTTTCCACTTTTCCCTTGCTTTCCGGATCAGCAGGACGGCAGAATACGGGCTGGAAATGCTGCTCGTTGACAAAGGCACGGAATGTTCTTGTCAATATGAGGTCACCCAGGTTTTCTCTGACCAGCAGGACTTTGTCCTGGTCATAGATTATCCTTCTTGGCTTCCCTCCGAAATATGCGAAAGCCAGTTCATGGGCATATACGGCTAGGGCTGATGTGAAAGGCGTACAGGAAAAATACACGAACTTCTGCCTGGAACGGCTCATCACCATGACAAAAAAATAAACTTTGACAAAGTCGTCCCTGTATGTGGGCATACGGCTTTCTCCGAAATCCATCTGGGCATATTCCCCGTAAGGGGTATCCGGCATTTTCTCATAAACACGTTTGGAAAGACCCTCCTTGTCCAGATTATACTTACGACGTACAGTTTCCACAAAATTGTATACGGTTTTCCCGCAGACAACAGGAAGATCAGGATACTGTTCCTTCATCCAGTCATGAATCTGGGAGGCGGACAGGAACCTGTACCGGGAAAGAACGTCACAGACATAACTTTCGTATTTGTCAAGTATGCGGGGATATCGCCTGCGATGCTGCAATTTTGCAGTCAATGTGTCCTCATCCATTTTCAAGTACCGGCGCACCGTACTTCTATGCAGACCAAGCTGGAACGCAATCTGACTTTTGTTAAATCCTTTTGAATATAATTCTCTTATTTTGTACCACATGATGACTCTGTTGTTTGATTGGTGTCTGCATGCGTCCTTAGTTCTGTCCATATCATTTATATTATTGAAACGCAAATATAGACATTTTTAGGAGGCATGATGGCATATTTCCTTTTTCTAAAAGGACATGGGGCAAAGATACGGATTACAACTCCATACCTGTCCGTATTAATATTTTAATGTTGTAATATTTTAATTTTAAAATATCAAACAATTTTAAAATTAAAATATTCTGATATTAAAATGTTTTTAAATTGAACCGTCAGCATTCCTTTGAAAAAAGAATATCCATTGATTTTCCACATAAGATCAAGTGTGGGTTACAGAATTAGGTGTCTGATATTTTTGATGACAATATAACATGTATGGGTAAATAAATATCATAAAACAACACCTGCATGACTTCATGTACAGGTATTTATGACTAAAGTTTTAATATTTCAACATTTTGATATTTTAATGTTTTAATGTTAAAATATAAAAATGTATTGACATTAAGTATTGGATGGATATATATTGAATGGCTATTAAAAAAAAGTGACACGGCAATTTAGAATGTATACCTATCGGATTCGTGGAAAAAGAGGACCATTCAAAATAATCCTGCTGCTTCTTTTTGTTCCTTCTTGACGCTACCAGGTATGTCCGGTTCTCCGCCATCATTTTCAGATTACCTATATTTTTATTCGTTCATGGACAGGAATGTTCATGCGCATTTCTATCGGCAACCCATAAGTATTGACTGTCTCAGGTATTGTTCATTTTCTTTTTTTCGGGAAGATTATGCAGAAACAGATATTGTACTTTTCTTGATTTTCAGAATCGGTTTGATAAAGTCTGCCGTATTGTCTTCCGGTTTGTCCACCGACCACTTGCCGATAGCTTCCGAAGGAATCTCTTACAAAATGGCAATGCCAGTGCCTTTCCGGATTTCTCCGTGTCTTTCAAGACCTGAAATCCGGCGCACATCCGTATCTGCCATATAACCTTGCAGTTTGTTCCTGTATGGACATAATATATATCCGTTTTTCTGTCACATATTTTTTATATTCATTTCATTCCGCATGGTCTTTTCTCTTTTCTTGGGAAAGGGCTCTGCCCGAGAAATTCCATTTTTTCATCGAAAAAATAATAAGGAAGAGCAAGCAGGGTTCAGGCAAAGCCATGAACTAAATCACGCAGAGCATTGATTATCAATTGATTACCGGATTTTTTGTAAATAGAATATTTATATTTAGTAAATTTTAACTAGGTAAGTATCTATTTTACAGGCTTTTATATTGTAAACACAATATTTACAATGTAAAATTATTATATTGTAAATCAGAGCTTTACAATGTAGATATAATATTTACAAAAAAAATATGGTCTGAGTATAAAAACGTTATACTGCTTCCCACTTACATTTGCGGAAACCATATAAAAAATATGACTGCTTTGGAAAAAAAAAACAATACGACAATTCGGTTAACCGCAGATGTGAAACAGCATCTGGACGAAATGAAAGGAAGCGTGTCGGCCAGTGAATTCATTGAGACAATGCTGTCCTACTTTGAGCGGAACGGGGTGGATCCCCGAACATCAATCAATGGGAAGTTCAAGA